GGCTTTATTTCGGGGTATAAAAAACCGTTATTCCTGTTTTTGATTCGTGTTGCACTTTTTTTGTTTATGTATTCTGCGCCGCGTCTTGAGTTGCATGGCTTGCATGCCGGAACGAATCCTTCGCCGATTGTGCCGCCTGCATCTGACTCAACGAGGTGATCTAATTCGGTTGCTTCTGCGCGTCTGCACCAATGACATACAGGTTGATCGCGAAGTAGTTCGGCGCGTGCGTGTTTGTATTGTGGTGTGTTTCGTTCTCTGTTGGGTTCCATTGTTTTACCCCACTACCGCGCCGCAAGGGAGCGGCTTGCTCTCGATTGATGTTGAGTGTGTTGCATGTCGGGCTCGAGTCTGTTGAGTTTGTTTTCGGTATGTCATCTATGAGCGTAATGCAAGACAGACCCCTGAAGGGCCTCCCGTCCGTTGCCATCACTGGACTCCCTATTCAATTCCTTTACTCACTGCGCTTCGACGCTTTGCCAATCCTTTTCGTGTTTCAAGTTTTGGACGCGCCGATCTAACCAAGTTCCCTTGGATTAGCCCCGTCACTTGCGAAGGTGATACGACCGTGATTCTTGCCAGTTGTAGAAGTGTTTAGCGTTTCTTTTTGTCTGACCTAACTAAAAGGATCCCCCAAATTAGAGTCACGCCAAGGAGCGCCCAAACTGTTCTGCTCATGTTAAAGACATCGCAAAGAGCTCATCAATCGCAACGGCTTTTGTTTTATCCGTTTGATTAAGAGTTGGTCTAATTTGCAACTCCCATCGTGCTTTTGTTGCCATGCTTTGCTCCTTGTTTCTGACTCGATTTTTATTTGACCAAGACACTCCAACTGATTCGCCAATTAACTTCCAGCCAGAAGCCTTGTAGATCGTGCCGGCATGAACTTCTGTATCTTGATACGACACAAACCAAGACACATCTGGCATTCTGCTTTTTATGATTGATCGCATTACTGACAGCATCCTTGATCCAGTGTTTTTTGGTGCATCTAGAGCAATAGCAAATCGACGCAACTCTAGAGCCTCTCGACCGTACTTCATCCTGTTAGCTGCTACAGGAGACGACCAAATTGCTACCGCATACAGATCACCGTCAAATCTTGCTCCGAAGCAGATTGAATGCTTGTTCCTGACTACATTTGACCAATCAATTATTGGAAGCCTGCTATGCCATAACGCATTTAATCTGCATGCTGTATGTACATCAATTATTTCAATGTCAAATTGGAGCGGAGAGGTCGGAATCGCACCGCCGTCTGCTATCTGGAAAGACAGCCGTTCTGCTATTGAACTATCACCGCAAATCATAGTTTCATCCGTTCAATTACCTTTGAGCACTGCCCAGATGACAAAGTCTCGATCACTACATCGTCCACGCCGAGAGTTTTGTGAATGAACTCAAGCAGCTGGAAGTCGTCCCATGCTTTACCTCGAGCAAGTGACTTTAAGAAGGCGATCTGTTTAGGTGTAGCACCGCCAAAAGTGTCAGGTGCAGTCGTGCTATTCACGCGGTTCACTTTCTCCATTTCGGTAGATGATGCGCGCTCTCCAGTGTGTCCTAGTGGGCCGTTGCTGATTGCGCGTCCGATTGCTGATGTTTCGCAGTTCTCTAGGAACGATGTTTTGTTTACTGGGGAATTGCCCATAACTTCTTCTGCCCAGCCGTGCGCGATGATTCGTCCTTCGTTGTCAAAAGTCTCGCACCTAAATATGACCGTAGACGCGTCGTAGTGCATCATGGTCGTCACGATCTGTCCTTGTGGGTACGCAGTCCAAAATCGTTCTAGGCGCTGTGCGACTGTTTCATAGAGGGATAGGTCGAAGTGTGCCATTAGCGCGCCTTCCAGACAATTGCCATGTTGCCAGCCAAGGTTGGTCGCTCAAGGTCTGTGGCGTAGACAAACTTGTCTTTGACTAAGGAGCCCCGGGTGGGTCTGACAGTGTTGCCAGAGATGCCCAGTGCGCGCTCAATCTCTTCGTCTGTCGCGCCGCCTGTCTGCTTGAGATATTCGTACACGCGCCGACGCTTTGAGCCTGATTTAGGCAAGGCGTTTAGAGCTGCACTTGCCGAGGTCGGTTTTGCGCTGGGTGAGATGATGACGGTGTTGCGGTCTATTGCAATGTTTTCTCGGTATTGCCCGAGTCCGCGTGTAGGTGCAAAAAGTTGTAGGTCGTTCATTTGATTGGCTTCACTTTCTTGCATGCTTTGAGGTCTGGGTGACTCCAAAGGATTTTGGTCGGGTTAGTGGCGTGCGGTGTGCCGTGCATTTCTAATCCGCATTTCTTACATACTATTTTGTGCATGTCAAGATCACATTGATCGCGGCTCGAAGCACTGACGCATTAAAGCGCGCCTGCTCTCCACCTGCTTCCATGCTTGCTTCGTACATAATCGCCAATTCATCAAGAAGAATGTCGTGAGTGTGTTTTGGTGCAGGTACATGATTAGGACGAAAGATGTCGTCTACAAACTGCATGAAAACTTTGTTGTATTTGTCGCTGTAAGTTTCGGGATACATTCGTCGGGTCTCCTCTGTTAAGCCTGTTTCGGGATATTGCTCTTCGGTCACTTCGGAAGATTCCAAGGCGACCAATTAGAATTATGCCACACTGCGAGAGCTGCGATGAGGTTTACTTTTGGATCAAACAATTCGTCGCACACTGTCAAGATTCCTTTTGCTTGTAGCCAACCTTGAGGCCAGTATGCCGAAGGGGTGCACCAGAATCCGTTGATCTGCATATAGCCATAAGAGCCGCCTGCGGTGTCTCGAGGATTGAAAGCGTCTGGAGTGCAATTTGACTCGCGTTTAAGGACGCGCATCAGGGTCGGTGTTTCGGTTGCAGGCCAGCCAACACTTAAAGCAAGGTTAAGAGCTTGCGCGCAAGCCGTAGCCGGCGTAGTGACGGGGGGTGTAACTACGACTGGCAGTGTGCCAAGTGGGATCGTCGCGTAGGCGGTCACGGGGCTTACTTGTGACATGCCTTCAGGCGGCTTAGAAGCGTCCCAGAGGAGCACAAAAGGACATAGCCCTATAGTTACCCATGCGAAGATTTTGATCGTTAGATAGCTCATTGTTGAAAACTCAATTCTGTTGGGACGCCCCAGCTGTCGCCTGCCAAAGTGCGGAAGGCGATCTGGGCGCGGATAATTTTGTGGGTGTCTTCGTGTCGAAAGATCTGAACAAGGATTTCTTGTCCGTTGTCAAGGTTGCATCGCCCAACTTCGTAGATGAAGACTTTGGGCTCGGTCATAATTTAACTCCTATCGTCGGTACTTCGACCATAGAGGATCAGTGTGCGCTATTGGGGGATTTCGGCAAACACTCTCTGAAAGGCTTGTTTTACAAGGGCTGGGGAGTCTGCCATAGCCGGCGTGATCTCATAATGAAGCCAATCGCCTGGTACGCCGTGAATAGTTTCTTTTGTGTATTTTTGCCACTTCTGTCGGTCGCATCTCCAGCCGCGTCCGAATGGTGCGATGTAATCAAGTACGCATTCAAGACCGAGCGCGTTTGCGTTCGCGATGACAATGTTTAGGAAAGCGACCGATCCTTTGCGACTGGCGTTCGGATGTTGCTCTGATTTGCGATAAGAAAGATCCACCGCGCGCCCTGTGGCATGCACCGACAAATTCTCGGATCCCCTCATCGGGCGAATCCCGTAGCTGCCGTTATTCCAGAAAGCACCGTCACCAAAGCGGATTGCTTGTCTGATCCATTCGTCCATCCCCTGCCTAGGTGCAGCTGCGGCTCCGTCGGAGTTTCCTGTGTAGGGGCGACTGTTCAGGATCTTTGGGTTTGCTGGGATTACGCTCATGGCGTTACAGGTTCGGCAGGCTTTCGCTTAAGTCCGTTGGCGGCGACGAGTCCAGAAAGTGTGCCTGTCATAAAGACCGTAAGGGTTGAAAGTAGATCGATGAATTGCGCGTCGTTAGGTGATTGCTCAAGTGGCTGGGTAACAAAAAGTAAGCCATAAACAAAACCGATGACAGTGAGTGCGAAGGTGACTGCAATAGTGCAACCTACAAAGACGATCATGCGCGCATGCAAGATTTCTATTTCTGCTTTTTCCCTAGCCATTGCTTGCCCTTTCGCATTGTTGAATAGTCGAGCAGCGTGTTAGCGCGGTGTTGCGTACTTTGAGTGGTGCGTTGGTTCGTGTTGTTTCGCAAGCGGTCAGGACGAGTGCAAACACAAAACTAGCCAGCAGGGTTAGGTGGGTACGGGTTCGCATCTTTTACCGCTTGGACGGCGGATTCCCATGCGGCTTGCGTGTTTGTGCCGCGTTGCCACTCAAAGAAGAGTCCGTCTGATTGGGCTTCGTATTGTGTGCGGCGTGTTGTTTCTACAACTGCTACTTGTTGGTTGTAGGCAACTGTTGGCCATTGTGCGTCTAGTTCGGCTTGGGTTGGTGCTGTGCCTGCACTAAGCCATTCAAGTGTGTCGTAGTCGTTGTTGTTTAGTGTCCATTGTTTGCCGGGGTAGTTGGCCGTCAAAACTGCTGCGTAGTCGGTCATGGGGTCACTTCCATCACTGTGATAGTGGATACTGTGCGGTTAGTTGTTGCCGCGTCTGAGTCGCCGTTGTTTCTGTTCACATAGCCTGTACCTGACGCGTTCACCATTATTTGTAATTTGTAAGTCGTTGCGCTAGTTGTGGCAGGGCTATCCAAAAAGTTCATAGCAGCTGTTTGTGATAATCCGCCGTTTGGGTATGCCCCAGCGGTAGATCTAATTCGACTACCTGCCGTGTCGCCGATAGCAATAGCGGTTGAGTCGCGCATAAGTCGCGCGAACACAGCGTAACTACTTCCGTCGCTTGCCAAGTTTGCTGTGACCATTACCAAGATTTTGTTGGTTGCGCTAGTAGGTGTAATTGAAATAGATAGCCCTGTGACATCAACAAAACTTGTAGAAGCGGTGCTAAAAGTGTCACTCTTGAAAACATTTTTTATTTGCACGATCGCAGATGTGGGGTTAGTTGCTGCAAAACTTAGGTTGGCATTAAGCGACGCTGCGGTAAGCACTTCTCCAGCGGTGTAAGTCGTTAGTGGCATGTTTCTATCCTAAGACATTTTCTTCGTCAAGTGTGCCATATACCAGATCGTTTAAGATGAGCTCATAGACGATCGTGGTTGGTGAGGTGAAGTAGGTGACTGCGTGCCCAGCCGACAAGGTAAGCCTGTGCTCGAGCCCTTCAATGGTGAGATCTTGCGCGAACTGGGTTGGGCCTGCCGAGGTCGTAATTGACTTTTGGATATTGATCAGGTCGCCGACATCGAGGAGCGCCAAAGTGTCTTGGTCTAGTGCAGGTGTGCCGGGGAACTCTGTGCCGAGGAAGTTGAAGCGTGCTTCGGGATCTGGGCTTATTAAGTATTGAGCAAGGGTTAAGGCTGCCGCATCATTGTGTAGGAGTGAATCTGTTATTGACTGCGTCTGCACAAGATAAGCAGCTTGGCTGACTAGGTCTTCTGCTACTTGTGGCGATGTTGCTCCAGCGTGCTGGATTGACGCGCGGTTTATGACCGTGTCCGCTTGGAAGGAGATGTCAATGGCGCTGTAGCCGATCTGCGTACCGTCGTCGTGGAACTCGGCAACAGGCGATCCCAGCGTCGTTCCGATGCGCTTTTGGAAGGTGATAGTGCCTTCTCGATCTACAAAGATTCTGCCCTGCTCGGCTTCATTGATCTTGTTGGCGTACCCTGCGACCGATGTACCGTTGGCGACTGTGTAGGCAGCTGCACCGCCAAGGGTTGCCACGCCTGTCTCAATGCTCCGTGTGCCTGTGTAAGCGACTTCTGGTAGATCTAGCAGGTCATCAAAACGCTCGCTCGAAAGCTGTTCTGTGACATTCCATTCAGCAAGGAAGGTCTGTCCCAGCTGATATGAGAAGTCCGCACAATTAACGGTCACTGTGTCCAGACCGCCAAGCGTGAAGGTGTAGTCGTAATTGACTATGTAGCCCACCCACAAAAGTTCTTTGACATTGGTAGAGCTGTATCGAGAAAAGCGGACTTCGCGAAGCGGTGCAAGCCCCGGCTGATTATTGTTTGGATCGTAGTAGGGCGAGGTCGTGTCAAAAGGATTGAACACTCCGTCGGCGTAAGTGTCATTAAGCGTGAAGTTCATCGTGCCATAAGCGAACTGGTCGCCAGTGTTAGCGCGTCCACGCTTGGCAGTTAGTGAGATAGCACCGTCTAAGACGCTTGCGAACTGGGATGTACCGTCAAGCACATATTCCGTATTGTTTAGTTCGCCTTTCAGATCGTCGTCAAGTGTAAAAGCGTTCCAGTCGTACCCTGTGTCAATCTCGAGGTCGTAGTTACCTGACCCCAGTACCGCTACGCCAGCCATTAGGCGACCGCTATGTTCGCAGGGCCATTCTGCCTATTAAACGCTCTAATCGCGTTTACGACAGCTGTGCCGATCTCCGCGCTTGAGCCGAGACCGCCAGTGATGTTAATCGTGTAGTTTCCGCCCATGCCAGAATTGCGTCCAGATAGTGGGATGACCGCTTCAGGGCCACGCTCACCGATCATTGCAAGCGTAGGCCCTGTCACGATTCCACCGTCTGCCAGATAAGGAATGTTTGGGACGGAGAAGCCTTTGCCACCTAGCCCGGGTACCCAATCAGGGAACTCAAAAGAAAGTGAGCCAATGGTGTTATTCCAAAGTTTAGCAATGCTGTTGAAAATGTTTTTGTAGACGCCTAAAACAAAATTAAAATAAGTCGTGAGTGCATTAAATGCAAATTTTGTGCCAATAACTATTCCGTCAATTACTGTGTCTACGACTTTGCGGACTGTCTCAAACTTAAAATAGAGCGCGACTAAAGCGGCAATTAATACAGCAATGCCAAGAGTGATAAAGCCAACCATCGCTATTTGAGCGGCGGTCAGGCTTAAAGCAAAGAGTGTGTTTATGAGTGTGGCAATTGAGACAGCTGCATTAAAAACCAAGACTGCTGCCGATACAGAAGCAATCGCTCCAGCAACTAGAAGAATGGTTTTGGTGTTGTCTTGTGCCCACGCACCGAAAGCAATGAGCACTGGGAGCACTGCTTCAAGCGCTGGAAGTAAAGCTGCACCAAGCGATTCTTTTGTCTCTGCAAAGGCAATACTTAGACGCTTCATTCCACCTTCGGCAGTGGCGGCAGCTGCGGCAGAGGCGCCACCAAACGATCCGCCGAGGACATTCATTACATCTTCCAAAGATGCACCGTCTTTGATCATTGCTTTAATCTCTGGACTTAGCGCTGCAAGTCCTTTCATGTTTCCGCCGTAAGCCTTGGCAAGCGCGTCGGAGACGGTCGCTAGGTCTTTGCCTGATCCTGCGGAGATGTCTTGTGCAAGTGCTAGCGCTTTGTTGGCTTCCTCGATGTCTTTAGTTCCGCGTACAAGTGACGCTAATGCCGGGCGAAGTTCAGAGTCCGCTACGCCTGACGCGAGACTCATCTTTGAGATCATGTCTTCTTGTGCTGCTATCTGTGCATCAGTCGCCCCAGTAACATTCTGGAGTGCAAGCGCTAGCTGTACCTGTTCGGCTTGGTCTTCCATTGCCGCCTTAGTAGCACCGACAAGAGCAAAACCAATTCCTGCGATAGCGGCCGCAGCTGGAAGCGCTGCTTTTTTCATGGCGAAGGACGCCTTAGCGGACGCGCCCTCAAGTTTCTGGAACTCTTTAACTGCCTTAGAGGTGCCCTTGGCGTCAAACTCGGAGATGATTGGAAGAATTACAGCCATGACTATTGTGCTTTCAAGTTCTGTCCGACAGCTTTACCAACGCGATCCACTAGTTGCTCCATAGCATCATTGAGATCTTCTTTGTGAGCTTCATATTGACGCCATACTACTCTTGATGAATCTCCATACTTGGCTGTTAATGCGGCGCCCATGCGATTACTAGTTGAGAAGTCAAAAAATGAAGCTGCCGCGCCAAGCCACCTAATAGCAAAGGTCGTGAGGTTCACTGTGTTTTGTCGAAACTCTTTTGGCGGTTTTGTGTTTATGTACGCTTTAACTTTGTGCTCGGTGGGCCAAGGAAAGACCTGATATGAGCCGCGCAAAGACCAAGATCGTTGCCAGCCTGACAGAGGGTAATTTAGGGGTATGGCGGATTCAATGTCGGAAACCAGACCAGCTGTAATCCTTTTGTAATCTTTAGTGATCTCGCGCCGTAAAGACTTGTCAATCTTGTTTAGCTCCTTAAGCGCTTCTTTAAGGCCGTAGACCTCTATTCGAGTTTCAATCCCGTCAGCCATGTCACCTCTTTTTGTTTTGTTTTTCTAGCACTGCGACAATGGTAGTTAGGTCTCGCGTGTCGAAGGTGTCAGCGTAGAAAGTGGGAGCCCACCCTGTCGCGACTACAAGTTCGGCGAGTTGTCGCCTGTAGCCGCGTCCGTAGGGTTTACATCAGTTGAGTCCTCTACGCCGATCTCGACATCTGGGTTCGCTTTAAGCCATTCGCGCCAAGTAGCAGGAAGTGTTTCGCCTTTGACGCCGAGCATGATGTACGCCCAGCAAGCCATATCTGATGCGCCGATACCGCGACCGTCGGAGACTCGACGATTCTCTAAGCGTTCCCATTCGGCGATCGCAAAGAGGTTTGTAATCAGTGTTTCTTTTTTGTCTCCGCGTGTAAGCGTAAGTTTGATCTTCACTTTGTTTCCTTTCGTCGGGCCAAGGAAGGCCGTTAATTATGCTGTGACATCAGCCGAGTAGACGCCACCCATGAAGGTAATGTCGATCGATTGCAACTCGCCGAGCGAGGCAGAGATGACTGGCAACGACTCAAGATAGGTGCCTGTCAGAGTGAAGCCAGGATTCGTGCTGGAGTCTGCTGCGTCCGAAGGATTTACGACAATATTTAATTTGGTGCCGACAAGCGGTGCAAGTGTTGCGTAAGTCGCTGAAGCGGCATAGCTAAGAAACAGAGTCAAGGTGCACTCATTGTCTTCAAGACCAGCGGTGAAAGTGTTTGCCGTGTTGCCGAAGACCGTGTCATTCAGAGCCGTTACAGTTCTGGTCACGGTGGCGGATGTGCACCAGCCCGTCAAGTTCGTGGATCCGACGAGCACTTTTGGATTACTGAGAATTGTGGATGTTGCAGCCATGATGATTACTCCTTGGAAGTGTTGGATTTAGTTTGACACATAATGAGACCGAGAGTGTGGATTAGGCAGTCTGAACGACAGTCGAGACCGACAGCTCATAAGCAGGAAGCACCGAGCCACCGATGTCTAGGTTGGTTGGGCGTCCAGAGACGACCCCAATGTTTAAGGCGTAGATCTGGGCGAGGATATTGAGCAGGCTTTTTTGGGCGTCTAGGTTGCCCGGGCCTAGCGTGATGATCTGCAAAGTGAAGTTAAGTTTTGCGACATTGTAGTTGTAGCCGTCTATGGAGTCGATATTGACGAAGACGGAAGGTGGAGAGATGTTGCGCGGATCATTATTTACTTGGAGCCCTACGACCGTTGAGAGCTTCGCAACTAGATCGTCGTAGCCTTCGTTGAAGAGATCTGTGTAGTTTGGTACAGGCATTAGGCGACCTGCGGACGATCAATCCCTAGCAACTGGCGGATCATTCCGTTCAGACCCATAATTGGGGTTACGCCCATGTTTTGGAATGAAGCGTATTGATCTACTGATCCGCGTTGGCGGTACAGCGCGCCACCGTACATCTGGGTTCCTAGGAATACATCTTGCGAAGGGACAGTCGTAAGCGAGTCCACATAGCCTGCTTCCATTCGGCGTCTCCAGCAAAATTGTGAAGCTGCACTGGCGCAGACTGTTAGGAACGCGGCGTCCGCTGCGGTCGCTGTGCCGATGCCAAGCCAGTCCTCGATGTTCGCTGCCGTGACCCAAGTGCAAACTTGAGTAATCGTTAGCGTGCCAGTAGCAGCAGTGCGTGCGACATTGCTAGCGGTCTTTGCAACGAGCACTTGGTTAGCAATCGGAATGTTTACATCGTAAAGAAGATCGCCTTCTGTATCAATGCCGACATAGAGGTATTGAGGTAATGCGTGGACTGTGTAAGTTCCGTTAAAGGTTGCATCTACCCCGGCAAGGACGACACTTGCGCCGAGTTCAATTTCTGCATCGGTAAGAAGTTGAACTACGGCGTAGTTGTCTATGAGGTATTTTTGCGTAATGCTGTAAACAGCCATGAGCGGATGCTCCGCTCTCGACTAAGCCTGTGTGATTTTGCGGATCATTCCACCAATTGCAGCGAAGGTTGAGACATAGCCGTGGAAGGACATTGTGCGACCTAGAGTTGCTGGGACTTCAACGCTCATCAATCCGCGAATGGATTCGTAGAACTCGAAGGCGTCGCCTTGACCTTGACCGACTCGGGTGATAATCATGGTCTTTGCAGCAAAGTTGCTGTCCACTACGAGTTGAAGACCCATTGGGGTTCCGTTCCATGATCCTGCGCTTGATGCTCCAAGTGCGTTCTGACCTGTAAGTCCTGCGCCAATGAATGGGAAGAGCGGACGCTTGCTTGAATCTACAAGCTGACCGAGTTGAGCCCAAACATCAACCGAGACAAACATGTGTGTCGGCATCCAGTTACGGTTCGCCGATACATCATTTGCCGCGTCGTAAACACTCTTTAGCAAGTCTTCTGGAGTTCCGTCCCATACGCCCGACGAGTTGGCTGCTGTAAGCAAGTTGTCTGCAGCCAAGTTGTCCGATGCGATCATGTATTCGCCCATCAAGTCATTCAAGATCAGCTGCATCGCTGGGCCAGAAGTGAAATCGATGTCCTGAATTGAGAGGGTGACTTGTCCAGCCAAAGTTGTCTTGCTAACCGAGTTTGAGGCAATGACCATCGTCGTCGCTGATGCGGCAGACAGTTCGCTTGACTGTGTCGCGACGCTTGTGTGCGTAGTAATTGTTGGACGAATGAAAGTTTTTGACTGTCCGCCGTCTGGATACGCGCGAGCGCCAAGTGCTTCCACCGTAGGTCTGACGAAATTTAGATCCTGCACGAGCGGCAAGAGCACGGGAATTGGGAGCAAGCCAGGTGTGTCAGTGGTGAGCACATCTCCTGCAGCTGCTTGAAGTGCTGTGCGCTGTGATGCGCTGTATTCCGCTACGGCTTTGTTCATGTTGGAGAATGTGTCTCCGCCGATGTGATAGGCGGCCATAAAGTCGCCTGCTGTTGGCAACTTAAATTCACGCTTTGCTTGTGCTGGAATTGGTGCAGTTGGAATGGTTGCTTCGACTGCTGGGACTGTTGGCTCTGACATGGGTTCGTTCTCCTGTGTAGGTTCTGTTTCTATGATACTTATTTCTTCGTCTTCGTGGTGGATACTCGCTGCGATGTCTGTGATCATGGCTCCAGCAAATG